TACTCTATACTTCCTAATTTTTTAGCCAATAATTTTAGAAATATCACCCTCAAAAGTATAGCTGCCTACGTGGTTAAGCCTAGTATTTAAATCTAACCAAATCTCGCCGCCTAGCTCTTGCCAGCGACGACAGAAGCTGTAATCTTCGCTTAGCAACCTATTATCTTTAGGGTCTAAACGCACATCCCAGAGATTATAACAATGCTTATTTAACTTTGGGTCTATGTTAGAGTCATTACGATAATGAAGCTCTGGATAGCTACTAATCATTTTCTCTATAGTTTCTCGCTTAACCATAAAGAATCCTGTAGATGCGTCTAGCACTTCTGCTAAACCGTGCTCTACTCTAACCTGTTTTCTTTCTGCGTCAGTAAACTTGAAATTTATTGCGTATTGAGCGCCTAATCCCCCTTTAACAATATCTTCTTTATCTAATGCTTTTTTAGGGTAGGCACCAGCAATCACATCTTTGTCGTAAGCTAATGCTCGTAGTAATGATTCAGCTTGAAACTCAATATCTGCGTCAATAAACATTAGGTGTGTGCAATCACTGTCTAAAAACATAGCAGTTAGAATATTTCTTGCTCTAGAAATTAAACTTTCATTACGTAGTGTGGTAATACGAAAGTTAATTCCTGATTTCATTAGTAGTTGGGTAGCTCTAAACATACTCAAAAAGTATTGATCTGTAAGCATACCTCCGTAACACGGAGTAGCAAAGAATATGTTTTTATCTTGCAGCTTACTTAAATCTATAGTCGCTTCATTACCCTCTATATTAGTAAAAGCCCCAAAACTTTTAGGTTTTGGGGATTCACTATCAGAGCTGCTAGCTAGTTCTGATAAGGATTTTTTCATGCTAGATCATCAACCTCTTCAGCTGGTTTGAACTCATCTCCAGCTGCTCCAGCAAATAGATGCGTATTATCTAGTAGCCACTGTTTTTGCTCTTCGTATGTTTGACGCTTGAAAATTTTATCAAGTTCAAACAGCTCTGTTTCTTGTTCTTCGGCAGTTAGAGCTTTACTAGCACGGGCTGGGATAATAGTATACTTCACATTCTGTGGCAGAGGCCCAGTTTTTTCTTTTTTGATAGTAAGGTCATAGCCAGTTTCTGTATCTGCTGGTGAACCGTAATCTTCATTACGAGCATAGTCTACAATTTGAGAGTATATAGTAGAACGAAGATCAAACAGCTTAATTTGTCCGTCAGCCCTATCAATCACGTTACATACATAAGCAAATTGAGGTTTTTCTGCGTATACATCTGCTTCAATTTCTTTGAAAGGGTCTTCTGCGCTATTATTGAAAGTCTCTGTTGCTCTATCGAACTGTAAACACTCTACGGGCATTTTTTTGCCCTCTTTTGTTACAATCCAGTAACAGTAACGCGGCATAACATCCCCAACTAGGCGAATACGTGTATCACCATTAGCTAGTGTTAGTCGTTTAATTTCTTTTCTGTTATTGCCGTTACCAGAATTTTGCTTACCTTTTGCTTGGTCCCAAGCTACCATGTATTTTCTCCTTGAATGAACATTAGTTCTTTGTGATGGTTGTCGTAGTATCCTCTTATGAGGATTCCTGCGGAAAATAAATTTTATCTTCCGTTATGTGTAGAAAAGGGTTGTATGTTACTTTAGTATAGTACTCTCTTGGTATGTAATTTACAGTATCACTTATGCGTCGCATAGATAAAGCACGTAAATAAACTACTTTATATCTTGCGGATGCTCCGCTTATTAGAAATTTACTATTTTTAAAATAACTTTGCGGGTCAACAGTTTTATAGCTACATGTGAGTGAGTACTTGTGCTGTTGAAACATATTTTTATTAAATATATGAATAGGTATATGTTGTAAATTTAATCTTTTCATCAATGTCTTAGTTGATAACTCATTGTACCCTATAGTTTGAGCATATGCCAAACATAATATCGCGGATAAATCGCCTCTGCTATTAACTTTTAGCTCGTCCCAATTAAAGAATGTAATACCCACGTTGTTGATACCAATTTAACCTATTAACTTGTTGTCTGTTCACTATGTTTCCAGATAGCCATATGTCTGCAACTAGTGGGTGTTTTTTATCTGGATGTAGTCTTTCGATACGCCCTATTCTTTGTTCCCATTGCACTGAATTATTACTAGGACAGGTTAGCACTAAGGTATCTAGCCTGTGGCAACTTATGCCTTCATCAAATAGTTTAGTAGATAGTATAGCTGAGTATTTAGTGCCAGCGTGTTCGAGAGCATCTTTTCTCACATCTTCAGATGTAGACCCTATTACACATATGCTATTAGGTATTAGTGCCTGTATATCTTTAAGCATCTGAACTCTCTCACCTAGTATTAAGGGGCACCTACCTTGCTTAATGTAGCTTATAGCTTTTTCTGCTATAAATTTTATATAGGCCTGATCACTGCATAGTTTATTAAGTGTTCTAGCCCAGTCTGTCTTAGGACTTATAACATTAAACTTAAAATCTGTTTTTATAATTTGTACTGAGGGCGTAGGTAAATCTCTACTATCATCTGCCTGTACTCTAAACTGCGAAAAGAAATCATCTAAAAATACGTGCTTACCGTCTTTACGTCTTGGAGTAGCAGTTAAAGCTATTTTAACTTTAGCGTTTATACCGTTTACTACTCTAGAAAACATATCAGCAGGGCATTTATGACTTTCATCTACTATAACCATACTGAAACTATCTTTTATTATATCTATATTATTATGAGCTGTTTTGTATATAGCTATAGTAACGTCTTGTACGTCAAATAGTCCATCGCCTATATTGCCTATTTTAGTATTAGGTAGCTGTTTTTCTAGTTCTTCTATCCACTGCCTAAACAATAGCTTAGTATGCACTAATACTAAAGTTTTAGTATTATTATCTGATATTATCTTAGCAGCAGTAAAGGTTTTGCCAAATCCAGGTTTTGCCTGAATTAACCCGCTTCTAGCACGCCCCTTGCTAAAAAATTTATTTACTATATCTTGCTGTTCAGGTCGGAGAGTTCCACTAAAAGGTATTTTGTAATCTAATACATCGAAGTTTCTATTATCTTCTAGCTCTTTCCAGTCTAGCTTATAATAACTATTAGAAGGTACTGCTACATACTCATCATAGCATTCTATAGTAGTAATAAACTCTTCGCCTGTGTTATACGTATACAAAGATTCTAAGTATGCTAGGTCTTCGATGTCTTCGTTCCGTATATAGATTCTATCTTCTATTACTATTTTTTTTACGCACGCTTTTTTCATATAAATACATAGGGTGACTTTATTAACTTTTCATAAGAAAATTCTGTCAAATACCATACTCCATTAATTTTAATTATTGTAGCATATATTTCATCAGATGTGCTAATATTTTCTAATGACGATATTTTAAATGGATAGGAAATCTTCCTAACCCACACTAGATTATTTTCAATCTTTATAACTCGTCTATAATCAGCAGGAACTCTAGCTAGATTTGACAAATCGTGTATAACAGCGTTTTTATCTATACCCCAACGTATCTTAGACATAATAATATCTTGTATGTTATTACAGGTACTATCAAACTGTATACGACTAGACATGTGTAATAATCTACTAAAATAATCACCTGGGTACTTACGATTATCAATAGTAGAAATAGAATCTTCTTTATGTATATAGCAAGAAATAGTATCCTTGCTATACATTATTTTATAGGGTTTACGTTTAAGTCCAAACAGTGGGAATGCTATACCATCAAACTTTGAAGTATTCTTCTTCATCCACAAGCTCACCCCAACTAGGTCCTACCTCAAAATCTACCTTAATAGGGCAGTTAGGAATAGATAAACCTCTATCACGCTGAATAGCTATTTTAGCATTTTCAATATATGTAGGTATCAAATCTTCACGTACTTCTGAAACAATAGAGTCGTGAACTACAGTAAAAGGTATAATACCCTCTTGTAGATTATTGTCATTCACCCACTTAACCAAGTCAATTAAACCTAGTATATTAATATCAGATGCTACAGATTGTACTAGAAAGTTAACTCCAGACCTAATTGCGTGCTTTGCTACGCCAGGATTAGCTGCTTTAGCCTCTGGAAGTCTACGCTTACGACCAAAGAAAGAATAGATATACGCGTAGTTTTCAATTTGTTGGTTGGAAGAGTCAATAAACCGTTTTAGAGCTTTAGCTTCACTAAAGTATTTGGCAATAAATTGTTTTGCCTGCATTACTGATATTTCTTCTCCTGCCTTTGCATCCTTATTAACAGTTTCTGCAATTTTTGCTGGGCCTGCTTGGTACATAATCCCGAATGTGATTGCTTTAGCATATTGACGTTCGTTTTTATAAAGTGTCTTAACCTCATGTACTTCGCAAGGAAGATTAAACATTTGTTTTGCTACATAAGAGTGAAAGTCAAGCTTGTCGATGAAAGCTTGTTGTAGGAATTTATCTGAAGCCAGCACAGCAGCATAATAAACTTCAGCAGTGCCTAAGTCGCACTGTACAATTTTATAACCAGGACGTGCTTTAAATAACTTTTTAATATCCTTATTATCTCGCGGAATATTTTGATAGTTTAGCGTACCGCTTGAAGATAAACGACCTGATGTAGTGCCGTGAATGTTAAAACCACTACGAAGTCTTTCATCATAGTCAATACCAAAACGTATATTAGAAATATAAGTGCCAGCCATTTTTGATTTTTCACGTAAATCTAAAATAGCAGAGGCTAGTGGGTGATCAATCTCTTTCAGCACTTCTTTGTCTACTGACCACGCACCTGTAGCGGTTTTTTTAGTAGGACGTACGTTAAGTATATTAAAGAATAACTCTTTTAGTTGCATTGTAGAGTTTGGATTAAATGACTTACCATGAATACGCTCAAAACGTAAAACAGCTTCGTGCATTGATATTTCCATTAAACATTCTTCAACGTCGATTGCGTACTGCTCTGCTAAAAATTCTACCTGACTACGACTTACAGGTCCGCCATTACGCTCTAGAGTTTTTACAGCTAACGTTCCAGGTTTTAGTATATTATTATATAAGCTAGAAAATTCTTTGCTTTTCTCTACTAAAGGCATAAACTTATCAAATAGTTGAAAAGTTCCGTCTGCGTCTTTACAAGCATAAGGGGCTAAAATATCCCTAGGTAACATACCATAGTTAAATTCTGCTAACTTTACTTTATTTTTACGCGCCCAGTTCTTTTTGTATACATCAAGGTCTTTTTCATAATCTCCTAAGTCAGTAAATCTCATAGCCAAAGGTTTTAACCCGTGAGTACCGACAGACTCTTCTAGACAGTAATGTAAAAGCATAGTATCTTCAAAATCAGGAAATACAAAGCCAAGTTCGTGTTCCATATAACCCATATCAAACTTAGCGTTGTGAAAAATTATTTTCTTTGAAGAAAAGAGTTTAAAAAACCATTCTTTGTGCTTGTTAACAATCTCCATGGAAACATATATTCCTTGGTGGGGTTTAGTAGACAAGGCAATGCCTAGTATATTACCCGTAAAAGGAGAAACACTAGTAGTTTCAATATCTGCTACTAGTACTGTTGCAATTTCTAGCTCGTTTTTATACTTTTGGAATTGCTCTTCAGTTTCAACAAAGCAATAGTCTTTTTCATTCACTACTCCTATACTCTCACCTTTTAAAGCTTTCTCAATATTATTAAAAGCTTTAATAATATCATCTTCTAGCTGCGGTTTGATAAGTACAATATTAGGATGCATGATGGGTACATACTTATTTTCAATGACTACACCATTGTACTTTTGAATACCCGTAAGACCTGCTGTATATTTTAAAGCCTCTGCTCCTAAAGGGCATACTAGCTTATAGGAATTTAGCTCTGTAAGGTCTAGGTCTACGTCTTTCTTTAAAATCTTATCTTTAGCTTGAGAGCATAAATACTTAATATCATATTCTTGCTTAAAATACTTAGTAATAGTTTTGTCGGCTTGTTTTTCTGCTGTACTAGCAAAAACAAAACATACATCTTTCATCTTAGAATAGCCTCCGCTTGTTTCTTTGTTAACTCTCCGGGGTCAATACCTGCCGGTAGTTGTATTATCCTACTATAAATATTAGCGGTATCCAATAAAGAACTTATTATATTTGCAGCTTTTTCACCAGCTAAATCCGGATCCATCATGATATCTACCCTAGTAATACCTCTACTATCTAATAGCTTTACTTTATCCCTACCGAAATTAGTAGAACCAAAGGTACATAAAGTGTTATGATAGCCTAAATCCCACATATTTAGTAAGTCAAATAACCCCTCAACTAAGATTACGTAGTTTGTGCTTTTAACCTTATCTAAAGGAAAAAGTATATCTTTAATAGTTATATTCTGCGGGCGTCTATAATATTTAGGTTGGCTGGGTAAATCACGTAAAAGCCTACCTTCTAAAAATTTTAATTTACCATTTTGATATATAGGAAAACATAGATAGTCTGATAAACCTTGTTGGTTTGTAGTAAAAGCTTCAAATTCTTTATAAATATCTGTGCTTATCTCTCTAAAAGGCGTTAAATAAGGTTCAGCATCTTCGGGTATTGTTATAGAATTTTGATATAATATAGAATCAATTTTTTTTCTTAATTTTGCTATTTTATATGGTTGTTTAGTGTCTAAATCTAAATTAGGTTGTTCACCTATAGCCTGTAAAAATTTAGTAGAACCACCTTTAAAACCACAACTCCAACAATTAAATATGTTGCTTTCTAGATTATAAGAAAGGCTTGGATTTCTATCTTCGTGTTCTCCGCTAGGGCACGCAATAACAATCTCATAAGGGTTATTAGTTTTTTTATACTCTATACCTCGTTTTGTTAGAATATCTGTTATATCCATTATATGTCTCTAGGCCCTTTAATTTCATTGTCTGTACCGTACTTAGTGGCAGCATGTGGTTTTTCAGATACTATACCTGACATAGATGGATCAATCTTTACGCAAGACCAATCCATATTAACGTCAAAACTCATATGCTTACCATTACGCATCTTAGTAGTGTGAATAGTAAGTTTACTTTGTAAGCTGCGGTCTTCGCTTTCCGGTGGTGGAAAAAAGTTAAAGCTTCTATCAGCACTATCTAGAATACCTTTAGCAAAACGAGCTTCACCAGATGCGTCGATCTGGTAAGGAGATATCATAGTCACATCATACTTTCGTGATAAGGACTTAAGAGTATCTGCAATAACAATCTGACTTTTCCAATCTTTTTGGTCTTCATGTTTGATAATATTAATATAGTCTACTACAGCCATATTATAATTAGGATACTTACTACTAAACATATTACAATAATGGTCAATTCTATTTAAAGTAAGACTCTCATCATCAATTAAAAATAGTCTATTGTCTTTTAGGTCTGGTTTTTCTATTTTTACTTTTTTTTCAAAGGTTTTAAAATCATTTGTAGTACGAAGATCGTCTAGAAGGCTTACTACGGTATCTGTATCTTTGTAAAAAGTTTTAAACTTTGTTTCCGCAATCTTTATTCTTTGTTCAGGTGTTAGTTTATTTCTAAAAATATCAAGAAAAGGTACTCCTGAAATAATAGATAGTACTCGGTCATATACTTCTTTATAGCGCATTTCTATAGTAAAAAATGATACAGTATTACCCTGTAAAAATCTATTAATAGCTAGGTTAAGTGATATAATAGACTTACCTGAGCCTCTTCTACCCCCTAGTAATACTAGTTCTTGGGTAGCAAAACCTCCATTGACAGAGTCAAACTCATTAGAAAGTCCAGATGGAAAAATAACAAAATGCTCTTCATCAGGAAAGAAATCTATTTCTGCTACGTCATACAATTCATCGTCGTGTGGTATAGCCTGATTTAGGTGTAGCAAATGGCTTTGAAACTTATCTACTATTTCTACTTTTTCAAGATTTTCTAGTGAGTCTATTAGATTATCTACAAAATCAATAGTTTCATCCCTAATATAGTAATCTTGTAACTGGGATAATAAAAACTCATCAGTTATATTATCCACCACATTTTCGTTAGAGCCTGTTAACATCTCTAAATATTCTTGTAGCCCTGTATCCTTGCGCGTAACTAATATCTCTTCTACAGAAGGTAAGCGGGTATTAGCTTTATAAAAAGCTTTAACGCTGTCAAATACTAACCTGTTCATACCTGTAAAATAAGAAGTCAGTAGCTTAGAATATAAGTCATTACTTCGTTTTTCTAGTAGTCTTCTTACGGTTACTTTTTGTAGATCTATCGCCATTTATATACTCACCGGATATAGTTTATCTCTATTAAAGTAACAAAAGCATTTATAGTCATCATCACGCCATACGCGATAATACTCCCTGCCTGTTTCTTCTAGATTTTTGATTATTTTATTTCGTATACTACTTACTGCTGATTTCTTATAATAACTACCGTCTTTTAGAATCCAATAAATTTCATAATGTATACCTTCAGCAGGCTCCTTATACTTATGTGAAGCTTTAAAAGTAGTTAGTTCTACATATCGTTGTCTACCCTGTTCTAAATATTCTAGGTAATTTTCATCGTATACTTCATCTATTATACCAAAACAGTTATATTGTGCAATAAAAACCTTATCATCTTTATGTAATTTAGTGTCTAAGTCTTGTGAAATATGTGAAACAAATGCTTGTTTATTTTTACCGCGAGCTTTAATAGGCGTTTTAGTTTCTAGTAATATTTTCTTAACTTTTGCTGAAGAGATATAAAAACGAGCAGCAATAGCTGCTTGTGTTTCTCCAGACAAATAAGTTTTAGCTATTACCAGCTTATCTTGTTCTGTAAATTTTTTATTTCTAGCTAGTTTTTTAAGTTCTTGTTCTCTAAGCTCTTTTTTACGAAAGTCTTCTATAATACTATCTAATTTTTTAACATTGTAGTTTACGCCTAAAAAAGTACACACAAATTTTTTTGTTTTACCTGTTTTAAGATACCAAATAGCATTTCTTATTTTAGCTTCTGAAAGTTCGTGCATATATTTATCCCAATTTATTATAATATATATACTATGTAAGCAATTGCCAAGAGTATTTTTAATGGGTAACTAGGTCTTCTTCCATAAAATACAAATCTAATACTATATTCCTAATTAGCCCGGTCATAGTATACACTGGCGTAAATTTTTCTGACAAAAACTTGTTAGATCTTATTAACTTTTCTACATAAAAACTACTAGAATAGGATTCTAATAAATCTTGATATTTTTCTTTTTCTTTTGGTACGTTAGGGTAGTAAGTACTTACTAGTATGCTAAAGTAAAGTACTCTGTCAGAAACACTCATACATAGCACTTCATCTAGTACCTCGTCAGTAATTTCGGCTAATTGTAAACTCATATATTCTCCTTAACATACAAAAAAGGATGGCGTTTCCACCATCCTTATACTAATTACTAATAAAAAACTATTATTCGGCAGCTACAGCTTTTGGAGTATAATCTGCACAAGTTAGGTTCCGACGTGTAAGAACAGTTTTAACTCCTCGAACAGTTTTACCGAAGGCTTCCGCGATATCTTCTACAGTTTTATCTAGAAGATCTTCAATACCTTCATACGGGTCGCTCTTAGCACCTTTTTTATCACGCTGAGGTGCTTTTAGACTCATGGATAGTAGCTTACCGCGAATAGAGTTGACTGGGCGGCCTAGCGCATCAGCAATTTCCTCAATGTAAGCATTTGCGCCTACCATAGTAGCAATCTTCGCTTCTTCTGCCTCTGTATAAGTACGTACAATTACTTTCTTTTCTGCAGCCCTAATGTGCTGTGTCATTTCCATTGACAGAGCTTTACCATTAATTTGACGTGGAGATACTTCACGTCCCCAGGCTTCGGAGAAAGCAGTAGCTATTTCATCAGCACCGTACTGACCAGAATTTGCTTCTAGGTACTCAGCTAGTTGTGCAGACTCTTCGGCAGAAAATACTGGAGCGGCTCCTGGCTTTTTGGGAACGTCAAAGCCAAGCTTACGTAGTTTTGCAGTTACAGAACGGCGAGGAAACTCAAACTCAGCCATTAGGCCTTCGATAGTTGTTTCTGTAAGTCCGTCAGCAGCTACTTCTGACATACGAGTTACCATTTCTTCTGTGTATTCAAATTTTGACATATATTTAGTCCTTTGTGGTTGTTTGATTGTTTGTTTAAATTTTTACAAGAGGCGTTATCTCTTGTCTGTATATTGATAATACATAAAAGTTTATTTATTAGCAAGAATAATTTAACTTCTATATGGGGAGTTGCTATCTAGTAAATCTTTTAAAAATTACCGTTTAGTATTGCAGACTTACTTGCCCAATAGTCTACTATTTTAATATTAAGAGTTGACGCTTTTTTATATTTAGAAGAAGAATTATCGCCTGCTGTTATTAACGCATAACAGTCTTTCGTAACAGTACTAGTAACTGTGTACCCTTTAGATTCTAAAATCTCTTCAAGGTCTGTTCTAGACATATCTAGTCTACCTGTTATACATACTTTTTTACTACCTATATTTAGTAAATTGTCAACAGTAATTATTTGCTCAAGCTGTAAAGGCATTTTCTCTGCCCAGTGTTGATTATCACGTAACCACTGTTCTATAGACCTAATAGTAGAAGGGCCTATACCTTTAACACTTTTATTCTTGATTTCTGCTAAGTGCTCAAATTTAGGTATATAGGTAGTAATAGTTTTAGCAGTACTTTTCCCTACCCCAGGAATACCAAATGCTGCTAGTACTAACTCGTAAGGTTTGTTTTTAGCTTTTCTTACTTCTTCTTCTACTTTTATACCATTAGCGCCTATAGCTGTCCAGTCTATATTATCTCTGAACAGGTCTACTGGGTGATAAAACTTCATTTTGCTAATATTAGCAGGTCCAAGCCCCTTAATATCTAGTGTTTTAACAAAATGTTCCAATAATTTACTATCTGTAGAAGTATTTTTACCTACTATAAATAGTTTAGGGCCTTCACGTCTAGTAACGGCTGAAATAGCTGTTTCAGCGTGTTTTTTATTGATTTTATTATTATGTTTAGAATGCTCAACTACTCTTACGAATTTAGGTATAACACCACCAGCTCTTTCAATTTCGATAGTATCTCCAAGACCTAGCTTAGCATCTTCTATAATCCCTATATTATGTAGAGTAACTCTTGATATTTTAGCGTCGTCAAGAATTACAGGGTCTATAATTCCTGTCGGGTTAACTGTGCCTGTTCTGCCTACCGCCCATACTACGTCTTGTAAAGTAGTTATAGCTGTAGACTTACCTCTAGGTTTTAGAGCTACCGCAAACTTAGGGTATTTAGCAGTATAACCTAATTGAATAGATTTAGTATAACTGTCAAGTCTGTATACTACGCCATCATGAGGATACTTATCAACTTCCTTAGAGAATACCGTAGTGAAACCCATATTCTTGACTAACTCCATACGTTTAGTATAGCCTAGTTGCATACCTAGTACGTCATGAGCAATAAACTTGATATTTCTATTAACAAATTCATTAGCGTCTTTTAAACCTAACGCCCCGCTAACATAGTTCCTAAAATTTTCCACAGAGTTGTCTGTTACGCATTCACCATTAATAATTATAAAACTCAGACCAGTGTTTATTTTAGTCGGTATATTAGCTATATGCTTAGCTAGATGAATAACATTATCACCAGCTTCTCCATTACCCCTAGTGATAGCAAGTTTCAATCTTCCGTTTTCATATATAAGAGTTAGATTAGTACCGTCAATTTTAGGAGTTTTAACGTCAAAAAATGAATCAACTTCCTCAATATCATAAACTTTTCTAAGAGAATATAGTTTAAAAGGGTGTTTTACCTTACCTATAGATCCACCTACTTTATTAGTAGGTGAATCTGGGTCAGCCCATCCTTGTTCAATTTCTACTTTTGCTAGTTTATCATATAAACTATCAAACTCTACGTCCGATATCTCGGGCGCAGATTTATCATAATATAAAGTACAATGTTTAATTACTAAATTTTTAAGTTCTTGATATGTCATAATTTATGATATGTTATAAAACAAGTATTAAGCAAGTTTATTATTTATTCATATACTCAGTTAGTGTTGCTATCTTCAATTCCTAGTCTATGCTTAAGAGCTTTCATTACTTTTACTAGATTTTCTTTTTTATTTAAATTTGTGCCTAGTATATCAATATTTAGTATCTCTTCTAAATCTCTTATCATTAGTTTTACTGTTTGAGATTTATCTTCAATTATTACAGGTTTTTCATATATTTTTAACTGCACAAGCTTACTAATCACGCTTCTATAACCTTTATCAAAGTGATTTGCAAGTTCGTGTATATCTTTATGGTTCTCTATCGTATATAATCTAGTAAGTTCAGATTCTTGCTCAGAACTCCATGTTTTTGTACTCATTATTACTCCAAGTCTAATTCTAATTGCGTATCATATCTATATTTTTGTGCTACGGCTTCGCTGGCATTTTCTAAAAGAGGTATCAAAGAACTAACTTCGTCTGCTAGCAAAGAAAAACCGCTTTTAGTGGGGTACCAGTAACCGGTATCCCCATCCATTGCATACTCACGTATGTGTAGGTATAGTATATCCCTAAACTCATTTAGGGTTACTTTAACAGCGTTCCCGTTAGGTTTGTGGAATGCTGTCCCAAAGTCAATATTCATACTATAGCTTAGTTGAGGTTGCCGTAGTGTTAGAGGTCACTACGTTAGAAGAAACTTCAACGTTAGCTTTAACAAGCAAATTTTTCTCGTGCTCTGCCCACTCTATAATAAGTTTGTCTGTTCTGCCCTTATCAAAACCGCATACTTTTGCGTATGCAAGAGCTTCTTGTAATGTTTTAAATATATGTAAATTCATTTTACCACCTTTATTTATTTCTATTTGTTTTTGTTTTTAAGCTTACTTTAGTTAAAATATCTACATATGTAGATGCTACGTTATTCCAGGTATTATTCATAGAATATTTAGCTAAGTTATCTATTATCTCTTTATTGTTGTGTGTATGATAAAAATAACCCATTATATCTTGTAAACTCTTACTTTGAGGTTCGTTAATAACAGTATGTGTACTCATTAATGACATAGAATCTCCTTTTTTAGTAGCAAATATATTAGGGTCTTCTATATCAATAACTATAGGCCTAGTAGCGATTTTAAAACCAATATCTTTAGGTATAAAATCTTCTGTAGGCCCTTTATCAGGTACTACAGGTATACACCCACAAGCCATAGCTTCTTGTATATGCATACCAAAACCTTCTGCTCTATAAGGGTGCACTACTGCTTTACTTGCTTTGTATATAGCAGCAACTTCGCTATCTGACAAGTCATCATCAATATATATTATTTCAGCACACTCGCTTTTATACTGTAACTTGATAAGCTCACTTAATATATTTGTTTCTCCATATACTTTTGGATTATCCTTTATAATAAGAGTAGCATTATCACATTTTTTAAATGTATTAGCCCATACATTCAATAGAGTATTGATATTCTTTCTCCACTGTGAGTTGCCTACATACACAAAGTTAAATCTACTATCTTTAATACCATATTTATCTAGAGATTCAGTGCTTGCTTCTCTATTAAATATATCAGGGTTATAACCATTTGGCACTGTAAATATGTTTTCAGGATTAATACCACCTTTTATAAATACATCTTTACAGTAGTTACTAGGCACTATTAAACCATCTGCAAATGTTTCAAATTTATACTGCCATTCAAAAGGCACCTTAGAGTATTCCCAAGGTTGTATATACACTACTTTAGTATCTTCATGACTAGGCCAAGACCATATAGGAGGATACGAGTGCCTTAGTTGTATATCTGCCGGTTTTTCACTATTATTTACTTCTAAACTTTTTAATAGCTTAACAGTGCTTTTATCAACTTTATATACAGGGTCATAAGAGTCTAAAGGCATTAGTATAACAGTTATATCAGGATTTTTAGCGAACTCTTTAACTATATTTCTGTTGACAATACTTAAAGAGTGGTTATCGTAAAATTTTCCAACAAATTCTAATATCATTGGTATGCAGCTCCAATATTTTGAGTATAGTATTGCTCTACAGCAGATAACGGTATAGCATGTAGTTTAGGCCACTGGGCACTGCCAAGTCCTGAGCTTTTAAAATTATGTAGGTTACTATAATTATCCAGAGTTACTTGGTCCCAGATTTTATAAAAAGGATCTTTTTCTACTATATCGGAATGACCTATGTTATGTATTTTAGTGTGTAGGTCAGCTTTATCTCTACATAAACTCCAATGTACTGCGACTAAAGGAGACGCAAGCCTATTAGAGCCACCTGCGCTAATATCAGTCCACCTAGCGTATGTATATGTATTATTTTTGTGAGTTAAAACTCCTTGATTTTCTCCAAAAAAAGGTGTGTTATCTGTATTTGCTATAACTAGTAGAGTCTCATCTATTAGCTTATAGGGAGTAGCCCACGTCATAAGAACGTCAGCGCGTTTAGCATATTTTTCTACTAAAGGGCAATAATCATAAAAAAATTCTTTAGCATTTAAAAGCTGTTCATCAGCATCTATGCTTATTATCCAATCATTTGTTGCGTGTTTTTTTAAAAAATTACGCTCATAATTATCATTTTCTATAGCTATAGCAGATTTATGGAAATTTTCTTCTATAATAGAGATTTTGTTATCCGCATCAAGTTCTTGTAACTCTGCCCATAAAGCTTTTTCGTCAAAACTAAAGCTGTTATTACTCCAAGTGATTCTATCCTTATCTAACCCTAAAATAATTTCGTCTACATATTTATAATATGTTTTTATGCTTTTTGCCAGATATGAAGCATCATAGCTTATTAAACTAACTGCTGTTTTTTTCATATTATTACTTTTTAATTGCTGATATTTTAGGCATTACTACTTTTTTTACTTTTTTCTTTAATAAAAATATAGCTAAACCAGAGAAATACTTAGTAGAATCGCTTAACCCCCCAGATACTCTGTTTTGCTCATATAGCACTTCTATTAGCTCGCTGCTTTCTTCTATAGCATTATCTATTAGCTTACAGGTAGCTGAATTTGAATATTGGGTAAATATGATAACAGACTCATCTGACAAAGAAGGTAAAATGAGTTCTACAAAGTTTTTATGAGTCCTATCGCTAGTAGGAGTTACGTCGAATAAACACACATCTATATCTTTTATAGAAGATAAGTCTGCTTTTCTATAGTCTTCTTCAATAATAGTTACGTTTTCTGTATTTACCGAGCTATCGGGATCTTTATACCTGCTTATATTATCATATAGCTGACTTTTCATATTATCCCAAATACCGTTTACCGGTGCTTTTTTAGCCGGTTCTCTATCATCATAACTAAAGTTTTCTATGCCTACTACTTTAGTAGAGCTGTTACCAGCGGCTGCCGCCAGTAGTGTAGCTCCTCTATAAACACCTATTTCTAGGTATTTTGTGCCTACTTTGGAGCATATATTATTAATAAAAGCTCTCTGTCTTTTTGAGCTTAAACCGAATATCTCAATTTCTCTCTCTGTGAGTTTAGAATGCTCATTATCGGACATTTCTAGACAAGCTTCAATAAACTCTTTGGTGATTTTAGTCATTTTTATTCCTTATATATATTAATAAGATATCTATCGGTAAAAAGGGTATATAAAGTAGTAGCATTATACAAAACAGTACTATGCTAAGTGCTATATATACGTAAGTAAATATCTTTAAAACTGTGTTAGCTTTGTTTTTTTCTCTACTAAGTAGTATAGGTACTATACTTATAGTATACCTATTTAATAATTTTGTCCACATTTTTATAAAATTTTGAGTTTGCCCATTTCTCTTGTAGAGTTTTTAGATTCCTACTCTCCATAATAACTTTATTAGGATCTAAAGCTTTTACTTTTTTGTTATCTCTAGACTCGTGGTGCATAAGTCTTACAGGTATTTGGTATATTTTTTGTCCTTTTTCTCGGGCAGTAAGGCAGTAGTCGACGTCTCTGTTGTAAGTCCACTCATATTCAGGTGAAAAGTTTCCTGTGGAATTGATGAAACTTCGTCTAAGATAACAACCTCCGAATGTAGTCCACGCAACTTCCCTGACTTTGTTATATTGATCTTCGTCACTTTCCAGCTCTGATTTAAATAATTTCTGGCTATTACAGTCGAGACCACTGCCATAGTGGTCTGGTCTGCTATCCGAAAATCTCCCACCAGCGGATTGTATGAAAAAGTTATTAGCCATATCTTGAGCAGGGTATAGCAACAAACAACCAAACATTCCTGCTTCTGGGTATTTTTTGACATAATCTAAAACTTCCTCAAACCAACCTTCGTGATGCGGCCACATATCCGAATGTAAAATAAATATATCATCGTTAGGAAACTTATTCCACATTTTCTGAAACATAAGATCTGATCCAATGCCTGCCGTATCTTTTTCATAATATACGTCATATTCCCAAAATAACTGTTTATGATTAGTAATCTCTTGCTCATCTACATAGGGGGTTATTATTTGTACTTTACTCATTAAATAGCTTATCCGTCCATGTTTTTGGAGTACTATCATTTACAATCTCTAAATCTAAATGATAATCAAAATCTCTTTTTGGATTAACTTTAATCCATGTGATAGTATCTCTAACTACATCTTCTGTAGTAAACTGTGTAGTATAATTTAATATATTTTCTGCCTTAGTAGTAGATACCCAAGCATTTTTAACTTCTTGAGGTCTATCAGGTAGGTGTATAATGCTAGCTGCACTGTTAAAATACTTTGCTACAATACTAGCTAGCTTTTTTATAGTAATCTCTGACCCATCTGACGGGCCTATATTAAATACTTCACCACTGGTTATACTATCAGCTTTTTCGTATGCTTTAACATACGCGTTTATGCAATCTTCTACATGAGAAAAACTACGCTTTTGCTCACCATCCCCATAAATATACACAGGAACGTTGTTGCTTATTCTATTAGCAAATATGCTCATAACATTCCTAAAAGGGTCGGAATAACACTGATGAGGCCCTGATACATTGTGTGGCACTATATGTATTACCTTTATCTTATGTATACTAGATAAAAGATTTAATTGCTGCTCTGCTTGAAGTTTAGCTAAACCATAAGGGTCTATAGGCTGCGGTTGTGTATGCTCGTAAAAAGGAGGTGTTGCATTTCCGTATCTGGCCATAGAACTGGTATTAATAAATAGTCTAACATTGTTAGCTATAGCTGCTGTAGCTATAGATATTGTACCTGAAAATAT